TTATCGTCGACGGATCCACAGTTAACTGGGAGTTCGGGGAGCAAGTTATGACAGATACAAACGACATACCTCACAGCACGAACTGGGCACATATAGCCATTACCAGGCTAGGCGATAGCAGGAGCACGAGATATCAAATTTTGCCGCAAAGCGAAGCGAAGCAAGGGAGAGAAGCGAAGCCTTATGACCCGCGGGCAGCAGTGCTAGCTTCGGATTTTCTCAGGGGGAAATATGGACACATCTACAAAGAAGAAGGTTAAGGGCTACCACATCAGGAACTTTGACCCCAAGGCTCGGCGCCTGGCTAAAGGCGGAGCGTCAGTCTCCGGGGTTGATATCGGCACATGGATATCCAAGGCGGTGAAGGAGAAGTTCGCCCGGGACATAGTAAAGAAGGAGGTGTAGCAGTATGCCAGCAAAGCTAAAGCTATTGCAAGTAGCCCTGTCAAGGCAGGACTACAACCTTGCCGCCCATACACTCGTTTATGGACTGCTAAAGGTAAAAGCAGAGGACAATGGGAAAAAGAGGAGCACCAAAAGGCAACCAAAACGCCCGTAAGCACGGCTTTTATAGCCGGGCCTTGACCGAGGCGGAGAAGGTGGAGCTCGAGGAAGCATCCTATGTTGAGGGCGTCGACCAGGAGATCTCTTTGTTGAGGATTAAGTTGAGGGAATTAGTGGAGAACGAGCCCGACAGGATAGATCTACACCTCGAGGCAGCCAATACCATAGCCCGCCTGGTAAGAACCAGGTATCAGATCAGCAAGGAGCAGAAGAGGTCCCTTAAGGAAGCTATTGCTAAAGTGCTAACCGAGGTTGCGATCCCTCTAGGCATAGGCGTAGGTATAAAGGTAGCAAGTAAATGAAGCTCAGACCATATCAGCAGGAAGTAGCTAAAGCAGTTGTGGACAGTGTCCAGAAAGGCAAAGGCTTGACCTTCTCCGTGGAGATCGCCCGCCAGGGCGGCAAGAACGAGCTATCAGCTCACCTGGAAGTCCTTCTACTAACGCTACACATGGCCGCGGGCGGCAGTCTCGTTAAATGCTCACCAACCTTTAAGCCACAAACTGTCATATCCATGCAGAGGCTAAAGGAGAGGCTGGACGAGTTCGGCTTCGATGGCATCTATCACACCGAGATGGGTTATATCATCGTCCTGGGCAGTGCCAGACAGGTATTTTTATCAGCCGAGGAGTCAGCTTCAGTGGTAGGACACACCGCCGATATCCTTTTAGAGATAGACGAATCCCAGGACGTTAGTAAGGAGAAATATACCAAGGAGTTTCGCCCCATGGGATCATCCACCAACGTTACCACCATTCACTATGGCACAACCTGGGACGACGCCACCTTGCTTGAGGAGATAAAGCAGACCAACCTTGAACTTGAGAAGAGGGACGGCATCAAGCGCCACTTCAGATACGATTGGCTCCAAGTAGCCAAATACAACGACGCCTATAAACGATATGTCAAGGGGGAGAGGATCAGGCTCGGTGAAAATCACCCTCTATTCAGAACCCAGTATTTGCTGCTTCCTATTAGCGGTGGAGGAGGATTCCTCACCCGCCAGCAAATCGTCTTGATGCTGGGCACGCATCCACGGTTGAAAGAGCCCGAGGATCACACAACGCAATACATTGCCGGCATAGACCTGGCCGGGGAGAGAGAGGAAACCAGAGAGGCAGCCCTCATGGCAGCCAAACCGAAGCTCGATTCCACCGTGATCACCATCGCTGAGATGGACGTAGCCCAACGCTCACAGCTTATGTTAGCCGAGCCAACCCTGAAAGTGGTGGAGCAATACCAGTGGACAGGGATTCCTCACAGCCGGCTATATCCCCAGATGGTGGATATCCTTAAAAAGTGGAATTGCCAGAGAGTTGTTGTTGACGCTACAGGTATCGGGCAGCCCGTGGCCAGCTTCTTGAGAAAGGAGCTCGGGTCCCGGGTAAAGCCGTTCACCTTTACTCAGAAGAGTAAGTCCGATATGGGCTTCGAGCTACTGTCATTCGCTAACAGTGGCAGGCTAAAGTTCTATAAACAGGACGGCTCGAAGGAATATAAAGAGATGATGTTTCAGCTAGAGAGAGCCAGGGCACAATACCGCCCCAATCAGACGATGAACTTCTACGTCGATCCCACCGAGGGGCACGACGATTTCCTTATGAGCTTGGCCCTGGCAGCAGAAGGGGCCAGGGACTTCAGCCCCAGAACAGCAAAGGGAGGGTTACGTGATGAATGATTTCAACCCTGGGCAACTAGCTCGAATGGACACTGCCAGGCTAACCACATACCGCCAAAACCTGGACTTTTACCAGGGTAAGCATTGGCAGCAGACATCGCGAAACAGGCAACTGGTATTCAACTACGCCAAGACCTCTATCGATAAAGTCACCAGCTATCTCATACAGGGGTTAACCTTCGCTTGCTATCCCACAGGGGACGGCGAGGAATTGAAAGCTAAAGTCAGAACAGCAGAGCAGCTTTTGCACCAGGTTTACCAGGACAATAACCTCCAGCAGCTAGATTGGGAAACTGAGATTGACACTGCCATCCTGGGCGATGGCTGCTACAAGGTTATCTGGGATGCAGATGAGAAACGCATCAGGATCACATCGCCCGATGTCTCCGGTATCTTCGCTTGGTGGCTGGGAGACGACCTGGCCAAGGTGTGGCGAGTAGCTTCAAGATATGAGCTGACAGCAGACGAGATTCAGTTGCTCTATGGAGTAGCTCCCCCCAAGAAGAAAGCCTTTATCACTGAGCTCTGGACCGCCAAGGACTTCGAGCTTTACCTGGACAATGATCGCATCCAGTCCAAACCCAATCCCTATGGCTTCATTCCCTTTATCCTCTTCCCCAACCTCAGAGAGCCGAAGAAGTTCTGGGGTACCTCCGATACCCCCAATATTATCCAGCCGCAGCGGGAGCTAAACCGAGCTCTGAGCCAGCTATCGAGGATCCTCGAGCTGTCAGGGAATCCCATCGCCGTCCTGGAGAACGTCGGCTCAGCCGAGGATATCAAGGTCCAGCCAGGGGCGGTATGGACCCTTCCCGAGGACGCCAAAGCCTACCTCCTAGATCTTCTCCAGGGCGGAGGTATCAGGCTTCACATAGACTTCATAGATTTGGTTTACCGCTGCCTCCACGATATCTCGGAATGCCCCCGGGCAGCCTATGGCGGCACGGAAAGAGAGCTATCGGGAGCAGCCCTCCAGGTCGAGCTAGGCTCGCTAATTCAGAAGGTAACCCGGAAGAGGACCATCAGGACCAACGCCTATCACCAGAGGACAGAGATGATATTAAAGCTGGCCGAGAAATACCTGGGCCAGAGCTTTGAGGGCATAACCCACAGAGTAGTTTGGGGGCCGATAGTGCCAGCGGATACAGCCAGGCAGGCTCAGAACGAACAGTTACTTGTCCAGGCAGGAGTCCACTCACGAAGAACTGCCATGGATGAGCTTGGCATAATGGATCCTGACGAGGAGTTTAAGCGCTGGCTTGAGGAGCGGGAGAGGATCCTGGAAATGAATCGGGAGTTTAGGGCAGCCTCCACTCGCGGAGGAGCGAGAGAGAGAGCGGTTGCCGCTGAGATGGAAGTGCCTGAATAATAACTCAAATATGGAGGAACATGGACAACGACAATAAGGATAACCAAGTACCCGGGAACAACGTTTCGGCAGCCGATGAATTGACCGCTATCAAGGCTCAGCTTGATGAGGAGAAGACCGCCAGGGCGACTCTAGAGGAAGCCATGGCAGGCAAGGATACCAGGGTAGCTGAGCTTGAGGCTCAGGTCGCTGAGTTCACCACGCAGCTTGAAGGCAAAACCAAGGAGTTGGAAGCCTCCGCTGCCGAGCTGGCGGCCACCAGTGAAGCTAAAAGCGAGGCAGTAGCCAAATACCTCGGTATGGCCAAGGCCCTTAACCCCACCATCCCAGAGGGCATCGTCGTCGGAGAGACTATCGCGGAGATAGAACAATCCGTCGAGAAAGGAAAGGCCATCGTCGAGGCGGTCAAGAAGACCATGGAAGCCGAGGCAGCCGGGACCAAAGTGCCCGCAGGGGCACCCACCAGGGGCGAGATATCACTTGAGGGACTTTCCCCCAGGGAGAAGATCGCCGCTGGAATAAGACCAACAGGAGGTAGTTAATTATGAGCATATCTTTACTAGAAGCCAGTAAACTCTCGACCGATATCCTGTTAAAGGGAATCATCGAGACCATCGTTAAGGATAGCCCCGTCTTGCAGGAGCTACCCTTCATTCAGATCGTGGGCAATAGCCTGAAATACAATCGGGAGCTCACCTTGCCCACCGTGGCCTGGCATGCCCCGGTAACGGGAGACTGGGTTACCTCAGAGCCAACCTTTGAGCAGGTCACTGCCAGCCTCTGCGTCCTGGGCGGCGATGCCGATGTGGATAACTTCCTCAAGGCTACCCGCTCCAATGTCCAGGATCTTGAGGCTGCCGTTATCGAGCAGAAGGCCAAGGCACTGAGGCACGAGTTCGAGAATACCTTTGTCAACGGGGACTCAGTCGTAGACACCAACCAGCCCGATGGCCTTTATAAGATCCTTACGGGCATTGTCTGGGCGGCAACCACGGCTTATGTCTTGGGCGACACCGTCAACCCCACCTCGGGCAAGGAAAACGGCTTCAAGTATGTCTGCACCACGGCTGGCACTTCGGGAGCCAGCGAGCCCGTCTGGCCTACCACCGAGGGAGCCACCAAGACCGACGGCACGGTCACCTGGACCTGTTATGCTGGCCATCATCTTGCCTCAGGGACAGATGGCGGCACATTGAGCCTCACCAACCTGGACAAGCTCATTGACCTGATCAGGGGCGGCAAGCCCGGCATGCTCTTAATGAGCCGCAGGTCACGCAGGAAGCTCCAGAACCTTATCAGAGTCTCAGGAACCGTTCTGGAAACCAGGCCAGGCATGTTTATGGAGCAAATCCAGCTTTATAACGGCATCCCTATCGCCATCAACGACTGGATAGCGGATAACAAGGTGATTGGTGGATCCGTCGATTGCTCCACCATCTTTGCCTTCCAGATGGGCGAGGGCGGAGTTTGCGGGCTGTCCAGCCCTGAGATGCTGCAGGTGGAGCGACTTGGCTCTTTGGAGACCAAGGACGCTTCCCGAACCAGGGTTAAGTGGTACACCTCACTGGCCCTCTTTGGCTTGCCCAAGGCAGCCATGCTTAGCGGGGTGAGAGACTAAGGAAGCGACGGTCGGCAGTCATCAGTCCTCAGTCAGGATCGGTGACTGTCGACTATCGACTAAGGACTAGCGACTATGGACTTAGCCACAATGCGAGCCAGAGTCCGAGAGGATCTCCAGGACACCGATGCCGCTAACTATCGCTGGACGGATGATGAGGTGGACGGAGCTATCGAGCGGGTAGTGCGGGAGTTCTCCCTGGCATATCCCTTGCAGCAGCAGGACGATATCGCCACCGAAGACGGCACTGCTATTCTGGATATCTCCAGCCTTACCAAGAGACTAAAGGTCTACTCCGTGGAGTTTCCCATCGGCCAGCACCCGCCTTACCTGCAGAAGTTCACCCAGTGGATGGATGAGCTCTATATGGAAGACGTGGGCAATGGAAACGACGCCAGGGTCAGGTGGGGAAAGCAGCACTGTTTAGATTCTCCCTGGGAGGCTTCAACCGCTTACATCCTGGGTGATTACGTCTGGCCCACCACTTTTAATGGCTATCGTTACGTCTGCACCACTGCAGGCACATCAGGCGCCTCAGAACCAACCTGGCCCACCACCCTCGGCGATACCGTCAATGATGGCTCAGTTGTCTGGACTTGCATTGCCCTGGCTTCTGCCATTCCGGAGCAACACGAAGAAATCATCGTCCTGGGCGCCACTGGCTATCTGGCCACCTCGGCCTCGGTCTATACCGTGGACAGAGCCACCATCGCAGGCCGACACGCCACCATCAACTTCCTCAAGTGGGGAAGGGAGAGGCTTGCCCGCTAGGAGAAGAGGCTCAAAGCCATTACCAGCCGAGTGATCACCAAGGAGCTTTACACCGAATGAAATGCAAAAAGTTTTACATTTTGACTTGTCATTTTGATTTTTGACTTTTGAGGTTTGATTTATGCTCAGCATCGGAACCCTAAAGAGCTTCAACTCCACCGACTACCGCGCGGAGGTCCAGCTCGCAGGCTCGATTGCTGCTTACCTGGATAATATCCCCGTAGCCAGGAACATCGCCTCAGACCAGATGATAGTCGGCAGGCATGTCATCGTGGCTATCCCTGGCGACAATCCCAGAGACGCTTGCATCATCGCAGTATTTACAGTGTAGTTGCCTGATTTATCAGGCCTAACAAGGAGGAAACCATGAGCAAAGTCAAAGAAGCAGTGGAAAAAAAAATCACCACCGATAGTCAGGAAGTCGGCAGTCAGCAGTCGCCAGTCAGGGGGCGGGAGGGACTAATGACTAAGGACTATCGACTATCGACTACGAAGGAGGCCTTCGCCATCGTCGGAGACCCTGAGGACCCCGAGACCTGGAAGCTTCCCCATCACACCAGGGCAATCTTCCGAGCCATCCGTAGTGGCGGGGCTAGTCCCCGCCTAGATATCGAGAAGACCGTCAACTGGGACCGCATGCCCGCAGCGGTGGCAGCCTTAAGCCGGGGCGGATATCGGGGGGAGAGGGTCCAGGCAGACCCCGAGGAAATCATTAAGGCAGCCCGTCACCTGGCTAGACATTATGAAAAAGCGGGCAAAAGAGTCCCTGACACCCTGGGGGTGCTGATATAGCCCATTTTTAGCCCGCAGAGCCCCTCAAGTGACTGAAGAACTGTGGGAATAGAGGCAAACATGGGTATTATGTGGCAAAAGAGATTTTACCCCCCTAAAATCGGCAATTTCGAAGGGGGTCGTAGCTGGGTCCTCTCCCCTTCTGTCATTCTGAGCGTAGCGAAGAATCTCCTCGCCCTTGATGGGAGAGGATTAAGGTGAGGGTGAAAAAAATGGATATCTCAGAAATCTTCAGAAAGGCCACCAGGCCCATTGTAACCGTCATTTTCGCCGCCACCATCGCCCAGGTCGTTACCCAGGGCATTGACGCCCCGCAGTGGTTTCTCGGCCTGGCCATCCCAATAATTTTATGGTGGTTCGGCGAAAGGACCATCACTCGGGCAAAAGAACGTAGTGCGAGGCGTAGTGCGACCCTTCAGGATCGTGCAACTCGTGCAGGGGAGAAGAAATGACCTGGCATCAATATTATTTCCGCATCATCGGCTTTGCCCTGGCAGGAGCCGGGGCAGGCTTGGTCCTGGACGAGCTGATCCACGGTCCTTTCACCCTAACCCCAGCCAATCACGAATTCTGGGGACTGGTAGCCCTGGTTGCCGGCTGTGTCCTCATCTCTAAAAAGCCACACGGAAAGAGCCTGTCCTGAGTGAAACGAAGGAACTATGGAAGCGACAAAGTGTCCCTTAATAAAAGGCAAAGCTCGGGAAGATGAAATACAAATCTGCCTGAATTGCCCCTTCTCTCAATGTGTGCTTGAAATCCCTGGGAGTTGCCCTGCCAAAGAGCTTCGCAATATGCAAATTAGAGAGCTCACAAGGCAAGGAAAGCCCAAAAAGGAACTAGCAAACATCTTCAACGTCAGCAAAAGGACCATTCAAAGGACTATCGACTATGAGACAGTTGACTGATTCTTTATTAGCTGCCCAGAAGAAGCCCGACCGCCTCCCCTACGTCGAGGCCAAAGTCTATGATTTCGAGCAGGGCATCCAGAGGCTTCATTGGACCAGGCTCTATCAAGGCACAGAGCCGGATAACCACCATGGCATCGCCTTTGACGGCCAGGGGAGCATGCACCGCATCAGAGTCAGCGGAAACACCCTTTATCGCCAGAAGATCACCAACCCTGGCCCGAGCTCCGATTATACTCAGTGGACGGAGGCTGCCACCGATGCTGAGGGGCCGTGTGCCATCGCCGCTTATGGAGCTAAGGTCTATATCTTCTACCGCAAGACTGATAACACCATCAGGAAGCTATATTCCCATAATTATGGAGTAGACTGGACCAACGCTGAGCTTTCCACTTACCAGGACGCCACCTCCATGGCGGCCGCTTGGTGGGGAACATCAAATATCGTGGTTTGCTTCATTGCCAACAGCGTCATAACTAACTGCGAGCTCAACGCCATCGTCCTGGATACTTCAGACCAGAGTAAGAGCGAATATCCTCACTCCGAACCTCTTACTAACGGCCTCTGGGATATCTACGGCCTTGGAGCCACCTTTGATACCAACAAGATGTGTATCATCTTTGCTGCCGGCAAATCAGATTACCCTTACCGAATTTATGCCCTATTTCGCACCGAGCTTTCTGCCACCTATGGCTGGCTCGCCTGGCAGTACTTCGCTACCGCCCCCGAGGCTGAAGGCCTTAAGTTTCAATACCCCGATGTCCACTTGCCAGCCTCGCCCCAGGCATACGAGTCCTTCCAGATGACCACCGTGGAGGCCTTCAGTGGCACTATTTCCTACAACCGCCCTCTCCGCTTCCATGCCGTTAGAGCCTCTGAGTTCTCTGAGATGGCCTACTCCGAGCCCAAGCCCTTCCTCAACTTGACTAGCGACTATGGCTTAAGACTAGCGACTACTGACTCGTATTGGTGGCTGGAGCGTCCCGACGGTGTGTGGCGAGCTCCCAGGGCAGCCGGAGATCCCTTAGATCTAACCGCTGATATCGTCTCATTAACCCAATCACTACCCGCTACACGCTACCCTCTAGTTATTGAGTTGGATAACCATAAAGGCCAATATGCCAACCCAGGCAGCGGAGACCTGGCCAACCTCAAACCACGAAGCGAAGTGGTCCTTAAACTGGGCTACAAGACCTCAGCCGGTGACGAAGCCTCCCAGGCCGGCGTCTATTGGATAGATGGCTGGGAGTGGACTAGCAGCCCTGGACTGTCGACTTTCAGACTGCTTTGCCTCGATGGCTGGGGATTATCCGACCGGTGGCTCGCCCGCACCCAGCTGAGGTGGAACTTCGAATGGTTCCCGGTAGAGCCCGAAACTGTCTGGCAGCTTATTAAGCGTATGCTCTGCAGGTGGGGTATTTGCCTCTGCAACCTTTGTAACCGCAGCACCGCTATCAATGCCCTTAAGCCTGAGTTTATCGTCAACCCCGGGCAGCCAGGGGATGCCGCGGTGAGAAGGTTATTAGCCATGGTCCCTGACTTGCTCGACTATCAGAGATACTACCCCGACATAGACTACACCGTCGCCACCACCAAGGAGCCCAGAGGTCCAGACCATCAATACCCCGACCAGTCCTGCTACTCCTACAAATTCCCCTCTCCCTCGAAGGGAGAGGGGCAGGGTGAGGGTGCAATTCATCGCATCCTGGCTGGCGACTATCGACTATCGACTCCTCTCACTCATGCCCGAGCCATCGGCCGAGATGCCAGCGACGCCAACATCATCGCCTCAGCCTTTGATTGGGACAACCTTGAGCTCGCTATAGACAACTTCCAGCCTGATTATGACCCTAACCTGGAAAATGCCGATAGGGCACAGGAGAGAGCCGATGCCATCCTCCGTAAGGAGTCATTGCGAGCGAAGCGTGGCAACCTCGTAGTCCCCGTCAACTGTGGTCAGGAGCTATACGATGTCATCACCGTCACTGATGAGCGGTGCGGGATCTCGAGTAAGCTCTATCGTGTCATGGCCATCCAGGCTGATTACAGCCGAAGAGAGGCTCGCTATACCCAGAGGCTTACTCTGGCCGCACCTTAGCTGAAAGCTGAGAACTGAGAGCTGAAATATGAACTGTTTTCCGAAAAACAGGCGACTCCGAAACCGCCCTATCCTTATGGTATATCTTAAATGAAACTTCAACCGCACTACTTTTGCCCGAATGGCGTCAAAGGCCGAAAGCGAAAAGGCGAGCCACGCATCAGGAAAGGGGATGTCAAAGCGTACTACGTCCGCATCAAGCGAAAGTGGGTCCGAGTCGGCACGATTTGCCTACACTGCCGCCAATTCGTCGCCGAAATCTAACACAGCCCAAGATAGATAGTTTAGCCTTTATAAGGAGTGTTTAAGCTGTTTAGGATTAAGGGGGGCAAAACATAAGACCAGCACACTCCTGCCAACAATCCAGTTGCCCCTCCCCCTTCAACGCTCTCCAAATTGTAATCTCAAGACCTTTTATTCTCAATCACCCGGGAGTATAATAGATTGAAGAAACCATTAGGAACCAGGCTAAACAGGACATGAAAAGGCCCACCCGTTTAGTTGTTCTCCTGATCCCGCAGGCAGCAACAATGCCGTTAAACCGCGCCATCCTTGGCTGTCGCCCAGCCGGTTTGCCCCACACTTCCACAGAATTCGTATCACGTTCCACAACAAAACCCCACGCCCACCCCACCAACCCAACTAGCGAAGAGGAGGCCGCATGACCACAGAGATCGCAATAATGAATAAAGAGGCAGTTGCCCTTGCGGCAGATAGCGCGGTCACAACAGGCAAAGGCGAAGGCAAGGTCTTTCACTCTGCCCAGAAACTGTTTTCCCTTGGCAGGCATCACCCTGTAGGAATAATGGTCTACCAGAATGCGGAATTTATGGGCGTACCCTGGGAAACTGTGATTGAAATCTACAGGGATAAGGTGCTGCGGCAAAGAAGCCTCAGGACACTTAAGGCTTATGCCAACAGCTTCATAAGGTTCCTGAATAATGCCAATAATTCGTTTAAAGACTTGTTTTCCGAATCAGAGCAAGAAGAATACTTCAATCTAATTATTAGCCGTCATTTTGGGACTATTAGAGATTGGATTATCCACTTAGCAGGCAAAGTAATAGCCAAAAGCCAGGATATCACGGACAAAGAAATCAGAACAATGACGGAAAAGGCTATGCACACTGTCTTGAATTATCACAGCGACTACTTGAAAAACGACAAGAAATATCAATCTATCGCAGATAACTACTTAAAGGACGTCGAGCGTAGATACGGAAACGTCATCAAGGAAGCCGAAAACCGAATTTTCGAGAAATTGCCAATTTCTCCAGCCCTAAAAGAAACTGTAAATAGAATCGCTATCAATTCCTTCGCTAGGCACTACTTGTCCCCAGGGGCAATTTGGGCAGAGACTGGTAATTACTCTGGGGTGGTGATTGCAGGTTTTGGGGGAGATGATAAGTTTCCTTCGCTCGAATCATACCAGGTCGGTGGGATACTAGGCGACAGGTTAATATGTTTAAAAGACTGGTACTACAGGCGGCAAAACGTAATTAGCTCCGCGAATAAGGGTAGGATCTTCCCGTTTGCACAGGAAAAGGAGATACAGACATTTTTGACCGGAATCTATCCAGCCTTTGAAACAGAAGTAGTCAACTACTTCGAACGGAAAGTAAAAAACCTGTGCAAAGATATTATCGACAAAGTAGGTAGCATCAGCGATAAAGAAAGACAAACGTTACAGGAACAAACAAACAAGAAAATCGATAAAGCCAAGGATGATTACCAGTCGCATATATGGCATCTGGGTTTTGGTCGCAGTATGCCAATTGAATTTGACGTTGTTCCAGTGCTTCCCAAAGCCGAGCTTGCCTCAATGGCTGAGACATTGGCCAGCTTGGCTTCATTTAAGCGCAGGGTCTCTCCAGGAAGGGAAACAGTTGGTGGCCCAATAGACGTCGCGGTCATTTCTAAAGCGGATGGATTTGTCTGGGTAAACAAGAAGCGCTACTTCAATCCAGACATTAACCCTGACTATATGGAGGCAGATAATGCAAAGAGGTAAAGGAGAAATCCCAGAAAAAAGCGAGAGCAAACGGCAGATGGCTAAACAAGGCCATCGCTTTACTTCGATTGACGCCTTCGTCAAGCACTACTTTCCTAACTATTATCAACGTGAATACCTATATAAAGAAGCAAAAAAGGCATACTTACAAACACTGTTTCCCCCGCCGGGCGTTAAAGCCTCTAGATCCACCACTTGACTCAAAACTAGACAGAACCTCACGTAGCCTATACTGCAATTATGTAACCTCCTGGTATGATCCAAGGCCGGCGACCAGTGGTGTGACAAGCACGACACCCAATTGCTGGCCCTTCGCTCTGCGAGCGGCTGATCCCTTCGGGCATGCGGCCGCGTTCGCTCTCGGGCCACCGCCCTTGCCCCCTTCTTGCGCCGCCTGTTACCCCTTCTGACGTCGGCGGCAAAGCCGCCTCTAAAACAATCACAAGGGCTTAATTCATTGAGATGCCAGCGGAGTTGATAGTCTGACCTGTAATACCGCTAGACTGGTCGCAAGCCAGAAACACCGCCAATTCTGCCACCTCCTCAGGCTTCACCATCCTACCCAAGGGTAAACTCGCCTTGGTGCTCTCCATAATCTCCTCGAAGGCTATCCCTAAAACCTTGCTCCTCTCCCTGAGCACCCTCTCAGTACGATCCCCTTCCACAGGACCAGGAGCAATGCAGTTCACCCGGATTCCGTACCTGCCCACCTCCAAAGCTAGGGCTTGGGTGAAGCCAATGATGGCCCACTTGGAGGTGCTGTAGGGACTCCTCAAGCCAACCCCTCTCCTCCCCATCCCAGAGGACATGTTGATGATGACGCCGCTCTGACGAGGAATCATGCTTTTCTTTAGAACATGCTTGGCACAAAGCATTGCCCCGGTAAGGTTTACCGCTAGCACCTGGTTCCACACTTCAAGTTCCATATCTGCAACGGTTGCCGTGGGACCTGCTATCCCTGAATTATTCATCAGCACATCGACCTTGCCGAACTCCTCCAGGGTTTTATCCACCATTGCCAGTGCCTGCTCGGGATCGGAGAGGTCCGTGACTACGGCAAGGCTTTTTCTTCCAAGCGCCTCGATTTCCGAAGCCACCTCCTTTAGAGCTGACACGGTTCTAGCAGCCACTACCACGTCAGCTCCCTCCCTGGCAAAGGCCAGAGAAATAGCTCTCCCGATCCCCTTGCCGCCACCGGTGACAATCGCTACCTTACCTTCCAACCTCATAACACCCTCCTTTCCATAGAGCGAGTCTCTGATCTCGGCTTTACCCTTGGCGATTTCCAATTGTACCACTCCCCGAAAGATATGATGTGAATCCATATCCAATATATGAATGTCCCTGTAAGAATCCCGATTATGGTCGGGTCAAACCACCAGAAAGTAGACTGACTGAGCCATGCTGTCAGGAAAATCCTGAGCGATATTGCCGCTGCTATGCTCAGCTGAACCAGTGTTACTCTTGAGAGATGCTTTAGATATCTCCCAGCCTTTCCTTGCGCTTTGGGTTTACATTTCAACTGTTGATGGAACAAGTCGACAAGCCTGGTAGTCAATATGCCAAGGGTCAAGACTGCGGCAAGAACGCCAACCAGAAGAGTAAATTGATTGGAGCCGCCAAGTAAACTACAGTTTTCCATAAGTGTCCTCCTTTCTCTTGGAATTTTCTACACGAACTTAGATATAAGTGCACGTAAAGCTACTTGATAGTTGATGGTCTCCAGCTCAACATTCGCCCAATTGTACGGTAGGTCGTGACATCTCAAGCAATTTGTCCAGTTCTCAATTTCCGACCATATAGTTATGTGATGATCATCCTAGTTGACCACAGGGCAGCTGGCGAAATCCAAGTTGGCAGCCTTAAGGAGTTGAATCAGGCGGCCAAGTTCACTGTTCGCTGGTGTCGTACCAGTCTTCTGTATAGTCTCGCGAAAAATTCCATCTAGCGAGACAATACGCAAATGAGGTGTGAGGTTTTTGCGAAATTCGGCGTTGCGTGTCCAGGCTTTCTCGTGCTCCGGATCGCCAAACCTTGTACACACAATCCAATGCTCAAAACTTGATTCTCCGGTGAGTTCCTTGACTTTCTTACGAAAAGCGCGAGCCCATTTTGGTGATGTAAGCTCGCGATAGGTCTTCCATCTCTCCCTACCCCCAACCTTTCGAGTGCGGTCGGCTATCGCCTCGATTTCCCATTGTGCCCAAAAGCCATCCTGCCAGCTCTTACAGCTTATTGCGACGACTCTGCGAGGAGGTGGCACAAGGGGATTAAGGCCGATGACATCAATATCGCTGTAAACACCGTCCTCTTTGCCTTTCCACTCTGGGTCACTTTCTGAGGGTCGATATTTTATATTAGTCTGAGTGAAATAACCACACAGGTTCAGGTAGTCGGCTGCCATTTGTTCAAGAATATCTTCCTTCATAACCTCGATCGATATCCTTTGGGATTTCCCATTTCAATTCGCAATCAGGCATCCCGGCTCTCATCCCTCTAGTCGCTGATAGTACATTCAGGGCACTTGGTTGTCAATACACATCTCGGAGCCCTGCAATAGCCTCCTCCACGAGCGAGCCGTATACCGCTGCTCCTGGAATCCTTGTCCATCAACGTTGGCAAAGCTCTCCATCACGAAAGAGGTCATACTATCCCCATCTTTCTCACCTGGCTGCCTGTATCTCCTCGGCTGCACTTAGCCGGGTGATAGGCTTAACCTGGTTATGCGCTCCAGAATGGCAGCAAACAGATCTCTGGACACTGCCACCTCAGCCAACTGGAAAACGGACCGCCGCCCATGGCCCTTAAGCGGTAGGGCGGGCCTGCGCGGTGTGTTAGGAGCGAAGGTAACCAAGCAGCCGGGGTTGCCAGGCTTACCCAGCCAGTGAGGCTCCGGGAACTGGACGATGTTAGAACCTGTTTTAAAATAAAAAAGCCCCTTAAAACTATTTTAAAAGGGCTTCGTCTAAAATATCTGTTTTAAATAATTAATTTAGTCCAAATTTTCTCTGAA